TTACGTTAGGACCTTTTCCCATTCCAACTCCTTTTGGTTTGATAGATTTCTTAATAGATTTAGATTCGAACATATGTTCTTCTTCTTCTTCTTCCATTTCGACTTCTTCTTCGTCTTCGTCATCAAATGTGATTTCGTAAACAATTTCAGATTCATCTTCCATTTCATCTTCCCCATCAAATTCTTTTGAGTTAAAATCCATGTCTTCTTCTTCCATCATATCTTCAGAGTCGTCCTCGTCAAAAACTTTTGAAACAATGTCGTCAATATTAGAATGAGATTCGTATTCTTCTTCCATATCATCATCATCGCTAAACATTTCATTAAACTCCATGTCATCTCCCACTCCTTCACCAACAATCATATATTCTTTGTTTGCTTGAGTATCCTTAAGATTAATATTACCGCCAGCATCTTTCGTTACTACGATATTATCATCAGGTCCCATCAATTGGAATACACGAAGAACTTCTTCGTCTGATTTGTTAGTTAAGTCGATTGGTTCTGCCATGTCATCATCTTCCATGTCATCTTCCATGTCATCATCTGACATGTCTTCGTCTTCAACGTCTGTATCTTGGTTATCAGCGTCCATATCCATATCCATGTCATCCATGTCCATGTCCATATCCGCATCGTCTTCAACCTCGTCATCTGATTCTTGTTCAAATAGAGATTCTTTTACCAATTCTTTGATTTCTTGCGACATTGTTGAAGCAAGTATTCCTTTTGCGTTTTCGGCAACCGCTTCTTCCAAATTTTTCATTTGAATGATTGCATCTTCTACTAATGATTTTTCTTTTGCCATTGTGAGTTTTATATTTTTATATATAAATATTACCAATTGTGAAAAAAGTTTAATTTAACTCAATTCCAATCCGTTTATTTATTAATTAATAAATATCACCCATTTGACAAAAAATAAAAAAGGAGACCTTTTGGGTCTCCTTTTAATTTATTATTGAAATTTAATTTACTCTATTACTTCATTAATTTTACTTTCAACAATTGCCGTAATTCTCCAATCTTGGGTATACGACCCGAAAATCTTAGTTACTTTTGCCTCAACATCAGTTGGGGTGAATCCGTTCACTAATTTTTCTTCTCTTAATTTTTTAATTTTTCCTGATTCAGAATCTACTGAATCAATTGTAACTTTTGCTACGAAATACTTTTCTCCTTGTTCCATGTTTAATAATTTTTTTTTATCTGTTTCCTAAATAATCGTTCAATTTTTTCATTAAGTCAAGCGATTTGTTTCCTGAATCCCCAACATGTCTTTCTACCGACATTCTTTTTTCTTCTTCAATGTTCTCTTCAAAATTACCTTTATCTTCTTTATTTAAGAAAAGATACGCTCCTGGTGTTGATGGAGAAGAAACTAAGTCAAAACAGATTAATTCAAAATCGTCTTGTACTTCATTCTGTTCACCAATCTTTTTTAAAGACCCAACACCTCTTGATGAGATACCAAGGGTTACACCTTGTCTTAAGTAGTTTGCCGCCATATCTCCTTTAGTCGATACAATTCCTCTTTCGTGGAACCCTGGACTTGTCAATAATTTTAGTTTACCCATTAAGGTTGGTCCTTCCCACCAAACATCTGTAATTAAATGAGACACTCGGTCTAAATCAATTAGTGATGATTCGGGGTGATTTAACTCAGATAAAGAGGTTCCCTTTTGGATTAGTTTTTTATAATTGTCCGCTTCTCTTTTAAGGATACGTTCAGGATATATTCTACCGTTTCTATTAGGTGTATTATATTTTTGTAAAACCGCATAAAACTCAAATGGTTTAGAATGGTCCAACATATTCGTTGATTCTAATATGTAAGAATTTTGTTCGTTTTTTGGTGAAATATATCCAGCATCATACTCGACTAATATCCCCTTACCTGACTCACCAGGTTTTATAATTTTTAGATTCATCTTTAATTTTAATTATAAATATTGAAGATTATCTATTTGTGTCACCAATTCTTTTCTTTTCCCATTTTTAGTTGGGTAAAACTTAAAGTATTCATGTTCGTTGAAGCTTTGTTGTACAATGTCTTTTGTCATTTTTTTCAGAGAATCTCGTAATCTAATTGATTTAAAATCTGTATCTTGTTCTTTTAGGTAAATGTTAATTTCTAAATTTAAGAACGATTTTTTTCCTGTTGATAATCCACTTGACCGTAAATCTAAATCAACAATAAAGTTATCGTCAAATAAGTGTCTATCAATACTACCATGTACAATGTGTCTTATTTCCCGACTTAGATTTAAAACAACCCTGTTCCAATTCTCTGTGTCTTTTATTGGTTCTACCCATGTTTGAAGATTTAAATAAAGTGATTTAAAGTTTATTGAGTCTACCGTGCCATACACGACTTTTGTAGACTTGAATCCTTGGATTTGTGAGGTTTTCCCCTTTTTCATTAATTTCCATATTTTTATAGTTTATTTTCCAAAAAAATAGGTATTATTGTTCCAATAGTCAAAATAAATTAAAATGGAAAGATATTTGTAATATATGCTAATAATCAAAGTGGAAAAGGGTAATCTCGAAAGAGCCCTAAAAATGTACAAAAGTAAGGTCATTAAAACAAGACAAATGTCTGAATTAAATGGACGTAAAACATTCGTTAAAAATTCTGTGAAAAATAGAGAAATAATGAAGAAATCAAAATACGTTCAACAAAAGTTTAAATCTAACGAAGATTAAAGAGTTTCTTTAAGATTTTTTAATTTAAAATAAGATAGTTTGTCATACTTTTCTGATTCAACTTTTTCAATTGTTTCGGTAATTCTATTTAATGTACCGATATCAGAACCTTCTTGCAACGCTTTTAATTTTACAATTACCTCTCCTTTAATCGAATCAAAATTTTCTTTTAATACAGAATCATCTGTAGATAAAAATTTCATTAAATCTTTCTTTTCAGATTCATTTAATCCATTGATATAACTTGAGATTGTTTTATTTGCGACACTCACCATGGTAGTTAGTGGTAATTGTATAATTTCTTTATTAATTGGTTTGGGAACCATTAAAGATTCTTTAATCAATTTTTTACTTTTGATTTTAGATTCGATAGTTAATACGTCAGTTGAAAATAATCCATCAACAGTTTCGTATAGGTTTTCTGATTTAACATTACCAACCCAAGTCTTTAGATTATTTAACTCAGAAGATTTAATTTTGTTAATGGTATTTTCATACATGGTAATACACTCATGTATATAATCATTAACCGTATTTTCCTTTAAACCTTTCTTAGAACTTAATTCATCGTATAGATAAAATATCTTACTGATATTTTTATTCTCTAATACTAATTTTTTAAAATTTTTTAATTCATCTTTAAAAGTATCGTTAGAATATGATTCTAATAAAACTTTTTCTATCTTAGATTTTAATATACCAAACTTAATCATTTTCGTTTTTTTATTATAAATATCAATCTTTTAGAAGTTTACTCAGTTGAGCCTCCATTTCTCCTAAAGAATTTTTTCCCTTGGATAAATCAATATATGAATCCTCATCCGTTAATGAGTTTGATTCTAATAGAATTTTTAAGTTATCTCGTTTAAAAGATTCTGGTGTCATTCCCGCACCTCCACCTGGCTCAGGTGGGGGTGGTGGCATTGATTCTCCTCCTCCTTCATCACCTCCTGGAGGTGGTGGAGCTCCTCCCGCATTTGCGGTTGACCCTGATTTATTACCGTATAGTTTGTCAACGTTATCAAATATTCCTGAATGAGTAATGATTGTTGCGGTGTTTGTTAACTCAGCACCAACCGCTTTCTCAATACGTTGTTGTTGTAAATCAAGTTTAATTTCTTCATCAGAGAACCCTAACACATGTTTTTTGGCCCATGATACTGATACAGGGGCAATACCTTCGATAGCGGTAACCGCGTCTTTATAAAGTAAAATCTTCTCTTTCCACAAATCAACTTTTAATAAATCCGCTTGAGATGATGGGTTAGTTAAACCTAATGTAAAGTTTGATAACTCGTCCTCAAACCCTAATAGGAATAAGTGAATGATTGCAATTTTATTCATTTCAGCAATCATACATTTTTGAATTCTATTAATGGTTCTTGCAAAACGAATATCCATTAACGATAAGTTTTTGCCGTCACCAACAATTTCCTCAAAACCTAAAAAAGCTTTAGGAACACGTAGTGCGGTTAATAATTTCTTTTGGATGTATTCTATATCAGCGATTTCCGATAAGTTCTGTGCCCCTGGTAATGTCTCAATTGGTGATGCTTGCGCTGGGTCACGAACAGGAATAAAGTAATCTTGGTCAACCGCCATTTGGTTGAATCGTAAATCTACGTTTCCTGTATTTTTATCAACAACTTGGTCTCTTTTAAATTTGTTTGCAACACGTTGTACATATGCCTCAACATCTTTATCATCCATGTTACCAACAAATACTTTAAATACTCTTCTTTCAGGGGCTCTTGATGTTCTATAAATTAACATTGCGTCTTCAGATAACAATAACTGTTTCCAAATACGTCTTGCCTTTTCTAACATTGAAGTACCGTAGGGAAGTTTTCTATCATCACCTAATAATCTAAAGTGAGCAATCTCCCATGAATTAAATTCCATCGCTTTGGCTTTCCAATTAAATCTTAAACCTTTGTTTTCAATAGGTTCATCGATGTTTTGTTTTGCCGCTTGAGCTGGCATACCTCTTTCTAATCGTTCAATTTCGATGTTTGGAAGTTGCATACAACCAACAATACCTTTATCCGAATCTAATTTTAGGTAGACAAAGTTATCACCATATTTACATGTATTTCTTACCCACATAGGTAAGTTTGTATTAATATCTAACACATTATTAAATAAATCGGCTAGTATTGATTTGATTCTTTTTGATTCAGAATAGATTTGTAACATATATCCGTTTTCATCAACCGTTGTTGATTCTTCACCATAAATGTCTAACGCCGCAGAAATTTCAGGAGTATACTCCATAGATTCGTAATCGTAAAATGATGACAATCTTGTTGGTTCATAATAAATCGATTGGGTATACATGTTACTCTCAATCTTTGTCCATTGATTTGCTAAGTAATATGTTTGTTGAGCTTGTAATAACTCTTTATCGTATTCTTGTTTAGAAGTAGTCTTTAATAAGTCTTTTCTGTCAAACTTATATGTTGGGTAATCCTGATTTAACAGGGCGTTAGGTCCAAATGCGTGGGATAACCTTTGCCATACTGTTAAATTTCCATTGTCGTTATTTTCCATATTCTAAATTTAATTCTTATTAGGGATAACTAAATAGTTATGAATTCCCTTTGTTTTTGGTATTATTATTTGCGTTGTTGTCAGACCCCCCCTGTCGATTAATATTGTTATCTCCACCGGGTTTTACTGAACTTATACCTTGACCAGGAACATTCAATTTACTTCCATTGAATTTTCTGCCTGATTTTTTTCTTCCTACTAATCCCATTGTTTTGTTTTATTATAAATATTAACGACCACCAAATAACCAACCGTATTTCGCATATTCCTCACGACCAACATTAGTATTTGAGAATTGGTTAATTCTGTCTCCACCATAAGGCATTACAGGATTGAATTCAATTTGTTTACTGGCGGAGTGGTTATTATTAACCGACCAAGAATCTAACATAGCCTTAGTATGTTCAGTTACTTTAGTTAAATTACTAAAAGATGATTCGGCAACATATGTCGCCATAGCAATAGACATAATTAAATCATCATGGTGACCCTTTTGGTGGTCAGGTCTACCACTGATATAAATAAACGTATTCATCTCATTATAGAGTCTTGCACTATATATTTTAAAATCGTGTCTCATAACCTCTTCAAAAGACGCAATTATTTGAACTCGTTTATTATTAAAATTTATTCCAGGAATTTTTTCTAAGGCTTTAGGGTCGTATTTCCATTTGTTTGCACTATCCACACCGTCAACATAAAGATTCTTGTAACCCATTTCCTGCATCTTTCTTGCAGTTGAGACTCCCATACCCCCTGTGATATCTATCACAACAAAACAAGAATACATATTAGCCCATTTATAACAAATCTCGGCCATTGTGTCAGGAGGTAATTTACCAACATATTCGGCAACTTGTTCTCTCGTATCAAAATCAATTATTTGGAACGAACTAAAATCCTCACTATCTCCACGACTGACATCGACACCCATAACATACTTGTGACCAATAACAGGTTCTTTCCATATCCATAAAGCATTCCCCATCATTTTAGTTTGGGGTTCAGTTATCATATTTTCACGAATCTTTTGTAATAATACCGAATCAAATACGTTATCTCCCGAACCTAAAAAA